ATTTGGCAGTGGACTGAGGAATTATTGGAGCTATTAACTCAAAATCCTCAAACCACATATAAGCAGTGTAAGTTACTGCGGTATCACCAGAAGCACCTGTTCTAAGAGCAGATAATACACTAATATAAATAGACCCCCAGTCATATCTATTGGAAACGTCACCTACATCAAAATAATTAGATGGACTAATGTATGGCATTTTCATAGTTACAGATTGCATTCTTAAATCAAGTTCAACACCTGGTTGAGTTGTTTTTGTTGCGCGGCATGAATTATGCATAGCCACTTTTGTAGCATTAGTATTTGATGGCAGAAAATGCAGCAGCAACCTGCCTTGTTGAAATGGATTAGCGTTAATTGTTAATTTAACGCAACAAGTTCCTCTAACAAGGTTGTAACCGTACATCTTGTTGACCCATTGTGCATTAGCCATCAAAACTGAACCAATAGAATCGGAAACCAACGTTGAACCAACAACACTGGCGGTTGTGAATGTGCCTGTGCGGTATAAATACGGTCTTGCCATAAATTGTGGAATGGACATACCACTGTTCGGCAAGCTACTAACAGTGGAATGGACAAGATCTACCATCTTGTCAGGCCCGGAGTCAACGAAAGCAGTGGTTGTTTCGTTACTAACGGACGCGGTGGAAATTAAAGAATCAGAAGATAAAACAGACATAGTAGCAAAATCGGGGATTTATGCCTCACCCTAAAAGCTACCATGAAGGAACAAAAATGAGAATCAAAAACGAAATATTTTATTTGTATTTATTTATTTATTTATATATATATTAACCAAAATTTCAGAATCGCGATAAATTTGTGTTGAGCTAATCGCTCAACACATAGAGTTTTTGACGCCGCAACGCATCATCAAACTCTCTTAGGTTACTCAAGACGAATCCACACTCGTCTAAAGTCCTGATTATTCGAGGAGCCCACCTGTAGAAAAACCTTCTACCATGTAAGCTCAACTCTATTATTAACTGCTCGTAACGCAGTATTTGTTCGTCTCTAGGTAAAGTTAAAAACCCCTTTTGAACGAGTGTCATTTGCTTGACAATCGACATTATATCAATAGGCAACGCATAACCACAATCATGATCTGCCGACTTAACGATAACTCGTTTCAAAAACTGACAGTCACTAGGTGAAAAAGAAACACCTCTTGCTGATCCAACAAAAGATTTAGTCTCAATAATGGTGCTACCTTTATCAGCGGGTGTTGGTTTCATCCCAATCGACGTCATTATCCTAGCCAACTCGGTATAACACAACCCCTTCAAAATGGGATTGTTCTCACAAAACACCATGGCCATATCATCTCCGTGTGTCATAATTTTAATTATCCTGACATCATAATAATCAAAAATGTGATATGACAAATGGCCACACCAAGATTGTGTTGAGGGGTCAAAGCAACTTAAAGCGTAAATTTGTAAAGCCATGTTGACTAATGAGTTGCTGACAGAAGTTAGCGGATTGCCTGACGATTGTCCCATATGCAAATGGTTTATTATCCATTTGTCCCTAGAGACACAAGCGATAACTACCACCTCAGTTATCAGATCAACAAGTGTTGATGTAAACAATTCAGGATTGGAGAAAGAACTGAAATCCATAAATGATAACATCATTCTAATGATCTTCTTAAAGACAATTCCAGGGGCTGTAGTGTCCCACTTCCCAAAATCCAAGTCAATAGCCCTTGCCTCCTCCGGTTTAATGCTAAGCATTCCCAAAGCGTTGGTAAGAAAGCTATCAGTTCCAGAATAAGCGTCCATTTTAGTGAAGCCAATCCCTAAGCGACTGATAGTATCTGCTATTGGACCAACAAATACACGTATAAGCATCTGCATAGGTGGAGTAGCAACCATTATTAATCTAGCTTGCTTGACAACACCTGCTTCTTTAACTTCTGCTGCTTCAGTTTTACCGAAAGTAGTGTAGTAAACGTCAGGATTATTTAAATCAATAATGCCAGACGAAAGCTGATTAAGAAGCATGTCATACCTTTGTTTGAAG